AGTTTTTGAATTTTTTAACGAAGAAATAAATTATGATTGCACTGTGCCTGAGCCTACTAGTATTAGTTTTATTCTTATGGCTTCTGTCACCGCATTGGTAATAAAGAGAAAGTTAACATTATGAAACAAGATGGCGATTTTAGTGTAAAAGAAAAAGAGTGGGTGGAGACTGCATCTAAATATATCGAAAGTAAACACTTGCCAATTCTTGGTCAGATACTTAAAGTAGTAGATACGACTTCATTACTGATAGGTCGTGCGTTATTTGTAGGTATAGTGTTAGCAGGTGTAGCTTTACTAAGCGGAAGAATACTTAAATGATAAAGAATTTAAAACAAGATGATGGGTTAGAAGAAGTTAAGGTAAAACTTAACGAAGTTATTAATGTATTAATATGGGAAAACCCAATGGCTACTGTAGAGAAGGTAGCACAACAACATTTAGTAGGTCACAATAGACAGATCGCACAAACACGAGACGATTTAAAAGCAACGCTTGTGGAAGTAAAAGAAAAACTTGAAGCTATTGATAACACCCAAAAGGATGTAGCCGAGTTTAAAGAATCTGTTAATAACATTGTTAATAATATTCAGGAAAAGATACGTCAGTTTATTACTTTCTACGCTCAAGTAGGTATTCATGTGAAGGAGTTATGCGATGGCAAAAAGTAAACAGGGATTATATGCAAACATTCACGCAAAGCGTAAGCGTATTAAAGCAGGTAGCGGAGAGCGTATGCGTAAAGCAGGAGAAAAGGGTAGACCAACCCTTATGAATTTTAAAGAATCAGAAAAGACTGCGAGAAAAAAATGATTAAGAAAAAAAAGAAACCAACTCCTGAAGAGATGAAGAAATTTAAAGAGCGTAACGATCAGGAAGAGATACGCATCCAAGCGGCTAAGAACCAACGTGCTATCGAGAAGAAGAAGAAAGAGTCTAAGCCTAAGCTACCTAAAGAAGCAGGCGGGCTTACAATGGAAGTAACTGAAAAGAACTATTCTCTTATGGGTTTGACTAAAAAAGAATACGAAGAGCAGTATAAAGACAAAAAGAAAAAACCAACTATTATTAACAAGAACACTAAAAAGGATAAAAAGTAATGTCAGTAGAACTTATCGCAATGTTAGGTGGGTCGCTTTCTGGTTTCGTAATGAAACTAATAGCGGCTCAAGCTCAGTCTCAATCGGCTCAGTTAGAGTCTATGCTTAAGAAACAAGGTGTCGCAGATGATTCTGCTGACCGAGCCTCCAAGCGTGATGGCGTAGCAGGTGCAGTTGTCCGTAGAACCATTGCGTTGTGTACGTTGTTTGCTGTAATTTTTGCACCATTTGTTCTTGCGTTCTTTAATGAACCTGTCACTATAGAAGCTAATCCAAGCGGAGGCCTGTTTGGGTTTTTGTTTGGTAACTTATTTGATAAAGGAAATGGTTGGATTGAATTGCAAGGATACGTTTTATTACCCGAAGTTCGACAGACAATGCTAGCACTGGTCGGATTTTATTTCGGGTCATCACAGGTTAAGTAGTAATCCTAGGGGCTTTATTCCTTTCGCCCCATTGACGGTGTTTGAGACACATCGTATAAACTACTAAACGTCTCACCTTTTATCTTTAACCATTAACGGAGGACGTATGTCTATGTATAAAGTTGTCGACACGCAGGGGAATGAAGCGGTAGTTGAAGTAAGTGAGTATAATCGAGGTAGAGTGTTAGAGTTAGCGTGTCAAAAGCTATACGGAAATTCGGACATAAAGTTAATGATCGGTCAGTTTAGAATAACCCCTTTAAGTTCTTGACAATGAATTTAATATTTATATATTGGTATTAAGATCGTTCAAGCTCTTGCTCGGAAGTAGTACATAGTGTACGAAGGAACGCACTAACATTGGAGGTATTACAATGGAAGTGACTCTCAACTATCGA